CTTGGCGCGGTGATCTCGATCTCGCGCGATGGTGGCGGGCATGTCGGCTTCGCTGTTGGGCAAGATACCACTCGCATCTACGTTCTCGGCGGCAATCAGAGCAATCGCGTGAGTGTTGCACCGATCGAGAAGTCCCGGTTCGTCGCGGCGTCCTGGCGCTGGCCGTCCACCTATCGCGGAGACCGGGAGTCGCTTCCCACCATGACCTCAGCGGAAGCCTCCGCTGTCAGTTTTTCCTGAAAGGACAGACCATGCTCAACGCAATCCTCGCGGCCATTGGTCCGCATATCCCTGAGATCGCCACGCTCTTGGCGGGCATCATCACGACCGCCCTCATGCTGCTCTTGCGCACGGTGTCGCAGGCGGTGCGCAAGTGGGGCGCTGCCCAAGGCGTGCAGGCCGACGCTCTCCGTGCCGATGTGCTGTCAGAAGCCTTCCAGCGGGCAGCGCGGCTGGCGCTTGATCGCAAACTGACCGGAGACGCTGCGCTGACCGTCATGCTGGCCTATGTGAAAGAAGCGCTTCCCGACACCATCGCAGCACTTGGCGCCAGTGGAACAGCCTTGCGCAACCGCGCTGCGGCAGAACTGACCAAAATGACTCGCCCCGACATCCAATAGAGATATTGGATTTACTCAACCCTGTGTGGTATAGCGTCGAAAACAGAGGGTGAAGAATGGAACATCAAGCTCCGACGTGGTTCGACCAATTTGTCTTGTATGGAACCCTTGTCGCTGCTTGGGTGTTTGGTGAAGGCGGAAGAGTCGCAATTGCCGGTGCGGCAGGTGGGTTCATCCGTTGGCTCATGGACGAAAAGCGGCGTATCATCGACGGTGCGATCGCGGTGGTTACAGGGGCGATTTTCGCGGAATATGCCACTCCGGTTGGCGTTCCGATCATTGCCGCCGTCCTCGACAACGTGCTTGGCATCAAGAAGACCGTCGAGGATATTGACTACACTGCCGGGTTTGCCATTGGCATTCTCGGCATGACCATCGCAAAACTACTGACCGCGCTCTTCGAGAAATACGCTCGCAAGATGACTTCGGGAGAGAAGTGATGCGGAAAGAAGACCCTGTGAAGAAAGCTCTGATCGCTGATTTGAAGGCATGGTCATTCGGTCTCATTGTGATCTTGACCTACTGGACGATACAGGGCGGCTCTGTCTGAGGCGATCAGATACTCACTGATGCGGTGGAAGAAACCAACTTCCACGCCAGTCCAGTTGCCGGCCCCGACCATTGATTTGATCACATGCGCCAAAGCAGTCGGATTGTTGTGCGATCTGATGCACGCAATAGTTTCATCCGCATATTGCTTTCCGCGTGAAGTGTCTTCGCGCCAGTCTCCCGAAATCTCGGGAGACCAGTAGTTCGCATAAACACCTATCTGACGCACAAAACTCAGATTCATTTTGCCCAAGACGCCACCCTTTTTCGTTGCAGGGGATTTGTCGGGCATCAGGGTTTAACAGATTCCGAATTTTTTCCGCGCTGCAACCAAGGTCGAAGTGGTCTCAGCGCAGTCGGGGCAGGTGTGCGTCCATCTGCCACCTGGATTGGTGATTTTCCACCCACTGCCCTTCGCCGCGCTGATCATCGCCTCGAACTCATCCTCGTCATAGGCGAGTCCCTCCTCGCCGCAGGTGTCACATGCCAGTTGGATCTGGCCGAGGGCTTTCAGGAGCACTTGACAGCCTCCCGCGCCAGCCGGGCCATCTTGCGCACAGTGCCATTGGCGTTCGGAGTTTCGAGTGTTGCGATCTCGGTCAGCGCATGGCGCAGTTTGTAGGCCGTGGCTGTCGCGGCGCGCGCCTGAAGTTCTGCCAGGCAGAGTTGCGCATGAAGCAGATCGTTGTCAGCTTTTTGTTTTGCGTCTTCCTTCGCCAACCATCTGGCGGCACGTTCTCTCAGTCTCACAGCAGATCCTCCAATAGATCGTCGAAGTTGAATTGGTTGAAGCGCGATTCGAGGAAACCGATATACTCGGGCTCGGCTTCCATGAGGATGCAGTCGAACCCCTCGCGCCGCGCTGCCTCGGCCGTGGTGCCGCTGCCCGCGAAAGGATCGAGGACGACCCCGCCTGGTGGTGTGATGTGCCGGATTAGGTATTGCATCAGCGCGATTGGCTTCACTGTGGGATGCCTCGACCCGGCGCGGTCCAGCTTGCCAGCCTTCGGGTGATAGAACAGCGGATCAGTGTCGGGGGTGAAGTGGTGGAAGAAGCGGGCCGCGCTGCCGCTGTCGTTGCGGGCCGGATGATCGAGCGCTGGGCGCATCTCACCGAAGATACCGTTCGGAGATTGGCGCGTGTTCCCGTGCGATTTGAGATCGCCCTGCTGCCCTTTGCTTTCGGGAAACATCGCCACGACCTCGGGGCTGCCGTCGAGGATCAGGTTGGCGGGGTGACGGCCTTTCGTGTTGTCGGCTACAAACTCGGTGCGATCCCCATCATGTTGTGTCTTTCCAGCGAGGGCTCCAACCTTTGCGGTAGCTTTGCCTTGCGGCTTCGCGGACGCTTGATCCTCGGCGTTTTGGTAGCCAACCCTGCACCCGTCGATGTTCACCGCGCCGACGCCATGCTTCAGCAGGTTCGCCGCGCCGGTATTCTCGCTGAACGGCTTCTGGCCGAGGTAGATCGGTTCCAACGCGGGCTTCTGCGACTGGGTGCCGTAAGCCCAGCCTTCCCATTGCGCGGCTTCTGGTGAGCCTGTAACATAGGAGCCTGGTTGATATTCGCGCCCGTTGTTCTTCTCCCACGATCCAGTTGCATGTTGATCAGCCCCTGGGATCATGCGCTTGACGGCATTGCCCTCGGGGATGAAGCCGCCATTCGCACCCAGCATCTTGTCGATCGCCTTGTCGGCGGCGTGGGCCTTCGGGAAGCCGGTCCCGAAGGCCCAGCCGTGCATCGGGTGCATAATGAAGCCCGCCATCTCCATGGCGCAGGCTTGCCAGTGTCCAGTGCGGCTGCCGCTGAACGCGAAGACGTATCCTCCGGGCAGTAGGATGTCATAGATCAGCTTCCAGAACTCAGGATCGCGCTCGATGCCGCTGCCATCCCATTGTTTACCCATGAATCCCTTCGACAAACGGTTGAATGAGCCATCGTTCTTGTCAGTGCGAGCTTCGGCAGCCCCTTCCTTGCCGAAGCGCTTCTGGACGCTCACGAGCCCATAGGGCGGGTCGGTGACGACGCTATGGACACGGACTCCATCAGCGATGAGGCGCCGAAGGCTTTCCCGATTGTCGCCGGCGTGAAGGGTAACAGTCGTCACAGCAGATCATCCTCTTGCACAATTTTCGTTCTTTTGGGCTTCACCACTGGTGGCTCCGGTATCTTGCGGCCGGTGATCGCACCGATCAGGGCGTCAACGGGATCACTGTGGCAGAAGATGCGGCCGTCGCGGTCCTCTACACCACGATAGGAGGCAGACCACTTTTCGTTGATGAAGCCGACGCTGATGTGGTTCAAACGCCCGGACTTGGCTGCCGCGCGAATGAGAGCAGGAAGGTCGTCACTCACAGCAAATCATCCTCATCGACGGTGCCGCCCAACAGCGCCATCCGACCTTTGAGATCAAACGCCTTGCGATCCAGCGGCGGTATGCTTTGAAACTGCTGGATCAGCTTTGCTTTTGCTTCGGCGTTCTCAGCGGTGTCGCCGTGGATGGTGACATAGAAGTTGTCCTTGATACGCTCGAACTGCGCCATGAAGCGACGATTGGGCGGGGCCGTCTTGCACTCATAGATGTAGATCACAGCAAATCTTCCTCTTCTTCATGGCGCTCCCATTTCGGTCGCATGATTGCGTCCATCGCTCTTGCCGCGCTTTCCATGGCAGCCACGGGGTCGGCCAGTATTTCGCCGACTGCGAAGTTGGCATGAAGACGGGCCTCACCGATGAAAGCGTTGCCGACCTTCCGAACAAGCACGCGCTCGACGAATTGCCAGTGGTTCATTTTGTGCGCTCAATTTGGATCGACGTAAGGTCATGCTGAGTAACCGCAAAGCATTTTCCTTCGGAAGTCTCTCCGTCCAGAATGGAACCATGTTGTTGGTCACATCATCTGGACATAGACTCGTCGCCCGGATTCGGTAGAACTCACCGACTGCAAGGCGTTCAATGCGCTCAAGGTGGGTCACAGCAGTTCCTCGAAATCGTCCTGGCCGAGCGCCGTCAGATAGAGTTTGGCGATCTCGCGGGTTTCGAGTTTGGCATCGACCTTGCTCTTGTCAGCCCGGATCGCCAGAACCTTGAGCGTGGCGTCGAAGGCTTTCCGGTCGAACCCCATCGACTTGAGTTCGGCATAGAGTTCCTTCTTGTCGTCGCGCAGATCCTTGATCTCGTTGTCGAGGTTGGTCATCCGATCGACGAAGGATTGGATCTGAGCAGAGGCCGCCTGGTAAGAATCGTTCGGACGCGCCTTGCCATCGCTGGTGTGAATGTCGTCGAAATTTTCAGCCATACTGTGTTCCTATCATGCTGCTCGGATAGTGTTGCACAACCGAGATGGGGTCGTCGTGTTCGAGGTCATCTCGCAGGACCGCCCGAACTGCTTTTGTCAGATTTCCAGGGTCTTTGCCAAGCCGCCTGGCGACCGCGCTTATACGCACGCCCATCTTCAGCAAGCGCAGTGCCGACAGCAGAACCTCATCTTGCTCGCGGGTTGCGGTCATTTGGGAAGCAACCCCTTCCACGCGAGGTAATGCCCGGCCAGCACATGCAGGGCTTCCAGATCGCTGTTATTGTGCAGAATGTCGTTGTAGCGCATGTCCAGCACAACGCGGTCGGCGAGGTTGTCGGCCCGCACCTCACGCGGCCCCCGGATCAGCACGGTATGCACGTCGCCGAGTCCTCGCTCCTTGACACCAGCGATCACCTTCTTGATGTTCTCGGGTTCGCGGATGTGGAGGAAGGCAACTACATTTTGCTCAGACCATTGGCCAGCAACCCCGACAGCTTCGAGGAAGTCAAAGCAGCAATTCGTTCTGAGCCTTGGCTTGAAGAGCACTATGACATTGGGGAGAAATACGTCCGAACAAAAGACGGGCGGGTTTCATACAAGTTCACGGGCCTTGATCGCAACGTTGATAGCGTTAAGTCGAAGTCCCGCATTCTCCTTTGCTGGGTAGATGAAGCAGAGCCAGTCACGGAAGAGGCTTGGCAGAAGCTTATCCCTACGCTTCGTGAGGAAGACAGCGAGCTTTGGGTAACATGGAACCCAGAGCGTAAGAACAGCGACACGAACAAGCGCTTCCGCCTCGCCTCTGATCCCCGCATGAAAGTGGTGGAACTCAATTGGCGGGACAACCCTTGGTTCCCTGACATCCTTAACCGCGTTCGCCTGAAGGACAAAGCGGAGCGGCCAGATAGTTACGATCACGTTTGGGAAGGTGATTTCGTGACCGTCATGGAAGGCGCTTACTTCGCTGCTTCTCTCACCAACGCAAAAGCTGAAGGGCGGATTTGCAGGATTGCACCTGATCCCTACATGCGGATCCGGGTTTTCTGCGACTTGGGCGGGACGGGAGCAAAGGCCGACGCTTTTGCAATGTGGCCGGCGCAGTTTGTCAGCAAGGAAATCCGTTGTCTCAATCACTACGAGGCGCAGGGCCAGCCGCTCGGCACGCATATCCAGTGGCTTCATTCGCAAGGTTACACGCCAGAGAAGGCAGACATCTGGCTTCCTCACGATGGCGAGACAAACGATCGCATCTTCGATGTGTCATTCGAAAGCGGCTTTAGAGCGGCTGGATACACGGTCACGGTCATTCCGAACCAAGGCAAGGGCGCTGCAAAGCTTCGCATCGAGGCGGCTCGCAGGATGTTCCCGAACATCTGGTTCAATGAAGAAACAACGCAAGGCGGACGGACGGCCCTCGGCTGGTATCACGAAAAGCGGGACAAGGATCGGGGGATTGGCCTCGGACCTAACCATGACTGGTCCTCGCATAGCTCTGATGCATTCGGGCTCATGTGTGTCGCCTATGAAGAACCGATCAACGCGAAGAAACGAGACCCCCGTAATTCAGGGGCTGGAAGTTGGATGGGTTGATGGCTGAACTTGAACCACGCGAGACCAAGGAACATGAAGATGACGAGCTTCTGTCCGAAGGTCGCAAGGCTTATGAGGCCTGCCACGACGCGGAAAAGGAAAACCGTCTCACGGCCCTTGACGATATCAAGTTCTCTCGCCTGGGTGAGCAGTGGCCCACGA